TTGCAATTCCCAATGCTTCATCCAACCCTCTGCCACAGCATACTCCGTCAAATCTGACAGTGCAGTCCAAGAGCTTACAGTACGTCCTACTCCAAAAGACTCCTGAACACCGATTCTTGAAATAATAGAATAACCCTTTGAAATAGCTCTCTGTATATGCTCATTAAGCAATGGCGTTTTTACCGACTGCCTGATAGATGAAAGTAGTTTGTCTTTGGAAAGGTTCAGTAGTAATCCAGCGGCAATGGCCGTTTCAACCTCCTTTGAAAACCGGTCAACATATTCTCTTGCGCGTTGTGTGAAGGTTTTGCCGTATGATTCTCGCGTTATATATGTTATGATTACATCCTTATTGTCCTCATGTGTCGCTACTGCCAAAGTATAAGTATAGTCTTCAATTATTTCAAGAAGGGATAAAATTATGGCATCCACTTCCTCCTGCAACTGTCTGTTTGCTGCAAAACGGAATAATTCAGGGCTGATCTTGTACCGGTATGAAATATCTATAATTTGTTTTGCCGCCTCGATCATCACAATTTGAAGATTAGTGCGCATGGACAGCTCCACATCCAGACGTTGACGGAGATATTCTTTGGCCTCTTCAATTTCCTTATCAGTCGGTATCCTCATTTTTACGTTCCTCCTTAATACCTTCCTTGATACTATTCATGCTTCTTTCTTCTTCCAGTATCTTGGCATCATCTTCCGGTGATACCGATTGCTGCAAGCTTCGTAGCCGTTCGGTAAGATCAGAATAGCTTTTAAAAAATTCTTCCATAAACTTAACATCGGGAGTTGCATTACTGATAAGGAAACATACTTTGATCCATGTTTCTAAATATTCTCGAAGTTCCTTATTGTTGGCTAACTCCCGAATCCGAGAGAACATTCCGTTGTCATCCCGAAAACGCATACTCCAAAAACCTGACACTGCCTTAATGCTGATCCAGTCATGTTCACTACCATTATCTCTCGTAACAATAAAGTTACCTACCTGAATACCGTTTGTTTTTTTGCCCATACATGTCTTTATTTAATTGTTTCTCAATATATTGTTTCCTTTTATAGCGCATTTTTCCAATATCAAAGTTATACCTCCACCATTTTTTCCTTATGCAAAACAGATGTGTCGGAATTGGAATGCCCAAATGCACATATCTATATGCAGCCTTTTCCTTCCAATTTCTACTCATAATCAAACATCTACAATTTCAAATTCATCCGCATGTTTTTCTCCAATCCACAGTCTTTTTTGATTTTCAGTAGCCGTCTCATAAATTCTTCCTCTCTTGGAAAGATTTCTTTTCCTGAAAATAGCTTCTTCTCCTAATTCGTTATACATTTTTATTGAAGGTGATAATCCCTTTGCCCTGCAAAAGAACAGTCCCGTTTCCTTATGTCTAAATTTTACTGCCATTCTTATTCCTCCCACGGATTTTCATCTTCTTCCTCAACGTAAATCCGTTTTAATTTGTCCGATACTTCTTTTAATTCACGCTTCATTTGATTTATATGAAATTCAACTGGCATAGGAATTTCCAATGCTCCCCGCAGGTTATCAATTCTTTCAATAATCTCTGCAAATTCATCCGGTGCGATCATACTATTTGGTTCTTACTTTTAATTGTTTGATAATCTTCTCCACAGCGTCCAATTCAAAAACTGTTGTTCTTTTCTCCATGTGGTACGTCCCTTCCAGTTTCTTCTCCCGGAACAAACGCTGGACTTGATAAATGCTTAATGACAAGCAGGCCGCAAGTCCTTCATGGGTATAGGCATATCGTTTGCCATCTTTGTAAACCGGTTTGGCGATCCTTTGCTTATAGTTGCCCCGTAGGTCTTCCCGTTTCTCATAATAGAGTTTTTCCGTCAAGGCTGTTCCATATAAGCCATATACCTGACCGTTCGGGGTTCTTTTTTTGCGATAACCGGCTTCCGAAAGAATACGTCCGAATACTGTCACATTCTCTTCTTTGGCATTATTGTCCTTACACCATTTGCAGTATTTCCGGTACAGAATGGCCGAAGACATCCATTTGGGTTCAATATCGGCAATTTCCTCATATCGGCACAGATAGTTCATTTGATACATGAACTTCATTACGGTACTACTTTCCGACTGATATTCATCCATGACATTTTCAAGTTCCTTACTGTCCGTCAACTTATAACCATTGGCGATAAAACGGTCACGACCTTCCAATATCCAGTTGAATATAGCCGGGTATTCGGCTTCCAAATCCCGTGACAGTTCTTTTTTCTGCCGGGCTTTGGGTATCTCCACTTCAAAAGGAATAATGCAAATACGCCGTCTCATTCCATAGCTCCAATCTTTCAAATATGGCATTTGGTTGGCATTTGCCATCAACAAGGGAATATTGTAAGCAGTAAAGTTGTCACCATAAATAGGCCGGGCTTCGGTAGGCTCACCACTAATAAGACTTTTCAACGTGTCACTATCCTTACCAAACTCTAACGCTTGTATTTCAGAACAGTAGTTCAACCGCTTGCCATTGATGAAAGCGATATTCTTTTTTCTTTCATTTCCAGTAATCAATGCACCTATACCGAAATTGCTGACATTCTCCCGGCCAAGTATGCCCATGATTGTTTCAAAAACCACACTTTTTCCATTGGAACCGGAGCCACGAAGAACAAGCATTGTTTCCATTTTCGCCACACGCCGGTCAACGAAAATACTTCCAAGAAATTCCTGCAAAACTTTTTGCATGTTTTTGTCCGGCAAAACTTCATCCAAAAACATTCTCCAAAGAAAGACATGTTCTTCCGGCTTGTAGTCATAGGGAACGCATGTGGTCTGTACCCAACGGCGGTTGAAAGAATGCGCACGGCGAGCACTCATATCAAACACGCAATTGTTAAATACCACAATAGCATTATCAGGTTTCAAGGCTTTTCCTGCCACTACACGCTTACAGACTTTCAATACGCCTTCCACGCGAGAATAATCGCCATTGGGCATCTTGCATTTACGCATCAAGTCATATATCAGGTTGCCAAAATCATCCCATGCCATCTCTTCATATATCCGGCCACTGAAATAGTAAGGCGTACCATTGAATTTACAAATCGAAGATCGTATAATGGCTGCACGCATTAAGTCCTGCACAGCATCAACACGAGCTGCACTCTTGGACTCTTGTAAGGCAGCATCCAGTTTCTCGCCTTTCATAAGTCCAAAGACCTCATTCAACAACTTCCTATACTTTCCCTTCTCCATGTACAATCTATGAATTTGAATATCCGGCACGAGTTAAAGCCTCAACCATATATGCTGACAAGTTATTTATGGCAACATCACCTAAATATCCGCATCGCCACAAATCAGCACGCCAATCCTCTAAAGACGTGTCACAAGGTATATGATATTTTTGCATAATATCTCGCATCACCGCACAATCTTCATATCTTTCCTCTTCCTGCGCTTTTCTGAACACAGAAACAAAAACGTATCGCCCATAATCAAACAATATAGACTCAAACTTATTCATATCATCATTTTTATACCCGAAAACAAAGCATTTCTACTGTTTTTATACTATTTTTCAAGTGTTTTTATGCCACAAATATAGCTTATTTTCTACATAAATACCGCATAAAAGCTATTATTTTCTACTTAAATATAGAATAAATACGCTTTTTTTGAAGTCTTTTTTGTCATATTTTTATTGGTTTCATCATTCAATATCAATAATCGCAAAATATTGATAAACAAAGGAAAACGGCTCTATTTCAATAGAAAATACAGATGAAACATTCTCTCTGATATGTATGGTTTATGTAGGGTTTTAAAGGCAACTATACATATATAACATATTGAAATACAAATCAATGGAAAAATAGTGCATAGTATGTATAGTTTTTTATGCAAACCATATATTATATATTTTTTTCCATACGCAATTTACATATAAACTATACATACTATACATTAAATTTCCATTGACCTAATAATGAATGATTTACACATGTATAGTTATGAAGTAAACTATACATATACTATACATTTTCAGAAGTAAAACTATACATCGGACATTCACTTTTGTAATTTATCATTGGAAAAGCCTTAAAAACATCCATTATTGGCTCCAAAAAAGAAAAAAAATAAAAATCTTGACCGGGATTGAAACATGCTTGGTGTCTTGGGTAGCCGGGGGGGGTGCCCTCCCTGCTTTCATTATCCAGTTAACCGGCAAAGAAGGAGAAAAGCCGCGTTTTGTCTTGATTCTCTTTATATTATACCTATAATATTAAATATAATCCGGCTTTTCCGCTTCTTCTGCTTTCCGCTTTGCTCGATCAGCTATAAAAAGGCTGCATCTATAACACTGCAAAGGCAGATAATAATGTACTGTTTCCTCTTCTTCTGTATTTTCGTCCTTCTTCATTTGCTGGAGATCGGCAATTTTCATTAATACATCCGCACGATCTTTCCCCCTCAAATAAGGCAAAGTTTGTTCGAGACCTGATAAAACCGCGTCTTTATCCCGGTATTGTACAACATTCCCGGCTTTTTCTTCCTCTTCTGCTTCTGTGTTTTTCTTTTTCTTCTTGCTTTTGGGGCTATCATTGTCAGGAAGGAAGGCGGCGCGGTTATCTTCAAAAGACCGTATCAATTTATTAATGCCGGGTTTATCCTTTGCAAGCTGGGCGGCTCCGCGTTGCGCCGTTTCTATTTTGGTTGATCGTGGTCTAAATATAGTTGCGTATGCTTCGCCACGACTGGCGCCGGATGCAACAAGCATACAAAAGAAAACATCATCCGGGGTTAATTGATAAATTTGCTGTAAATCTGTTACGCGCTTACTGTACACCATATAAAACGATATAAAAGAGTTCATTATATTGGCGTCTCGCGCTCTGTAACTTGCTACAAAGTTAAACAAAGGCTACAAATAAAGCAAATAAGCATATTTAAAGCCTGCACATTACAAATATTTCATTACTTCATAAATGCTTTATATTTACATTTGCATCATTGTGTAATATATTGATTATTAGTTATTTATATAAATATTAATAAATGCAAAAACAGGACATTTTCTTAAAAATAAAAGTACATTTTGTTTTGTATTACAAATATTATTCGTATCTTTGTAATACAGAAAAGGAGATAAAAGATCGGATCACCTACCACAAATCCCGCTTTTACTTCCTTCTTGGTTGAATGTTTAATTTAAAATATAAGATCATGGAAGTATTACTAAACTTACAAAACAAAAATGTAACGCTAAACGCTGTACATGTAGCCCCAGAGGGCACAAACTGTTGCAACCGTTTGAAGGTTCATTTTGATGTATTTCAAGAAACAGCGAAAAAAGCCGCTATTATAAGACTATCAACGGCAAATAGTTTTGAATTGATTCACTATCAAGATAAACATATAGCGTTGTTAATTCCTTTTGATCGTATTCAAAAGATTTCATACTAATAAAAAACCGGGTCGAGTTTGGCGACTCTTCCCGGCCTCCCTTTAAACTTTGCGTTTATCGGATCACCTACCACAGTGACAACGCAAAGTTAAGGGAAAAACAAAGATAAACCAAGTTTCACCCTTTAAATTTTGCGTTATGAACACAGATTTATTAATTATCTACATTCGCAATTCTCGCGATATTTACGCGCTTACTGAATGGCTGCAAAATACACTTTTGAAAAAAGTAAACCGCGGCTTAACTCCTTCCGTTGAATATCTTGCAAATTGTTCTACTATGAAAAAGATCGTCCGGATGGCTGCAAAAATGCTTTCCGATCAGGATCATAAAACCGCAACCAAGCAAGAAAAAGAACAAGCAGCAAGAGAACACGCGGCCTATATTATCGGATGCGTGGAATATCTTTCTAAATTCTAATAATAACTATTTTTCCGGGGCTGTCATGGCTCCGGGTTACTATTTACTTTCATTATTCACCTTTAAAGCTTTGTATTATGACAACTACAAATAGACTTTCTTACACAGCATCAAAAAGATATGTTCAAGGCGGTACAACCTTTGAAATCAATGCTAAAATATTACTGGCTGATGATTGCAAAAATAATATATGCAATTGGAGTATAACGGCAGATATTTACGAACAACGCAAAAACGGGCGTTTCGTTTGGTGTGCTGGTGGTTGCTGCCATGAAGAAATTCTAAAGCATTTCCCACAGTTTAAAATGTTCGTTGATCTTCATTTGTCTAATCATTACGGCGCGCCAATGTACCCAGTTGAAAACGGGTTTTATCATATTACGAACAGCAGCAAAGAAACTGCAATTAACTACTTGCGTATTACGGAAATGGAATATAATTTACTTTATCAAGCAGAAGACAAACAATACTTTAAATACCTCCTTTATGTACTTGGTATCGTTGAACGCTGGAAAAGAGAATCTAACGAAGCTTTAAAAAAGCTGGAAGAGTTGACCGGGCAAACATGGGAAAACCCATATAAACCGGAAAACGAACGTTTTACTTTGAAATTGACGGATGAAGAACGTACAACTATAACTAACAGAATAAACGAAGTTATTATCGCCCCTGAAGCTGTACAAGCGCGGAAAGACGAAGAAAAGCGCAAAGCATACGAGAAAAAACGCGCTGAAATAATTAACGATTGCAAAAAGAAACAACAAAAGGCCGAAAATGAAAAGCGGGTTATGTTGGCGGTTCTTGATGCCGGGTTATCATTACGTAATGTAATATATTACGATCATAGTAACGAGCTTGTTTTTAATTGGAAAGACTACGAAACAAAAGTAACGGAGAACGATTTTAATAAATTTGTTTCCAGTGTTAACCGTTCTTTGTTGCCTGCTGGCATAACTTTTAAAATGAAATAAAAATGTTTTGTTTAATGCTGCTTTTATTCGGTGCCGTGGTGTTTATCTCCGGCACCGATCCCAAAAAATTAAAAGACTTTATAAATAAAGACGATCAATCAGACAGATTTTAAATTTATGGAGAAAAAGATATTATATCATATTGGGTTATACGGATTTAGAAAGCTTATAGTTTATGTAATAAAGGATAACGGGGATCGTACGTCTGTCGTTAGTCTTAATGGAAACGGTTCATTCCCTTTTCACGTTTGGAACTGTAATTTACATAACATAAACGAATAATACAAATAATTCCACCGCGCCGGGCGGTTTCCCGGCATTCCTTTAAACTTTGATATTATGACTACCTATATAATAGAATCCCCAAACGGAGAAACGCACAAATTAGAAGTATTCCGCACCGCAACCGGGTTTAGTGTTTATGTTGATGGCTCAAATATATGTGAGAGCATAACGGAGGAAGATTTTTTGCAAGAGCTTGAAAACCCTACTTTCTAACATGGTGGGCGTAATTATTTGGCTAATAGTAGTTTTATTAATCTGCTTTAGCGTGTTTGGCGGTCTTTGGCTGCTTCCTATTTACTTGCTTTTTTGCCTTGCTTTAGGCTTTTACTTTGGTGTAAAATATCTAACTATTTAATGTTATGAATGAAAAAGAATTTAACGGCCTCATTTTGGCCGAATTGGTTAAAATAGCAAACGACGTTTTTACAAATGAAATAGAAATAGCTCCCGGCACCTATACCGCCGCGGAGCTTGCAAAGCTGAAAGATGCCAACGGTAACGAGATAAATATAAAATATCTTTGCGTTGACGCCCAACTAAATATAACGGATTTTAGGACTGTACAAATAAACAGCTTTAAATGTTCCTTTCCAGTGGATCAGGTTTTTAATCTTGTTTGGCAATTTGAAAAGCTGATAGGCACCAAACAAGCCAATAAAACAAGGTTTACCAAAATAGAAGAGCGCGAAAATATTGTTTGCTCCTTTGATATATGGATTACAAAAGAGCATCTAAATATCACTAAATTAGTAACAAAAGATTCTCTAAGACCAGCATTTAATTATATTTATCTTGATCCTTACAAATCGGCTTTAGTCGCTTCTGATGGGCGTACATTAAAAGAATACCCCGTAATTATTGAAACATCCGGGCTTTTGCCTGACAGCCTGAAATTATTTATCAATCCCAAGCATTTAAAAGAAATGGTTGGCCGGTGTTCTGTTTGTGTTTGTAATCAGGAAGGCGGCAATATTACAGAAATAACCAACGATAAGAAACAAACCTTTGTTTGTGATTTTGCCGGATATTTCCCTAATTACCGGCTTGTGTACCCCAATCTTTCAAAAGACGGATTTATAAAGATTCAGAAAAGCGAATTAAAAGCGGTTGCCAGTTTTGTAAAAGAAATAGCCAAACGAAACAAAAAAAGCGGTTTTTCACTTCGCACTATTGCCGGAGAGAATAAAGTTTATTTATCTTATAATGATGCAGACAGTAACGGACACAAAGAACTTTGTGTAACATTGGAAAAAGCCGCTTTAATTGATATAAAGTTAGGTTTCTTTGCATTAAACGTTATCCCATTGCTTCCCGGCTGGACTGGTGGCGTGTGGCTGGTGGCACCTGATCGGGCGGTGGTCTTTGATGATAAGATGGCGCGTATAGGTGTGGTTATGCCTGCGTTTATAAATGATTCTATTTGCCCGAACCTAAAATGTAATATAAAGGCTTTGGATCGCGCCAAAGCTCCGATCATCACGGAAAAAGAACCGGTAAGAGAGCCGGAAAAACATTTACCGGCCTTATATGTGGATGCACAAACGAAAACACCGGCGTTTGTCTTTGCTTTGGTAGCTCTGATAGATTTTATTTCCCGTTGGTTTTATCAGGATCAAATAAACAAAGCATTACAGAGGCTAACAATGTTAACCGAACTATCCGGCATTTCTTTGCCTGAACTATTGACCGAACCAGTAAGCGAAGAAACAAACGCAAATGTACCCGAACCAATAACAGAGGATGAACCAGTACGCGCATACACACCCGAACTATTGTATATTGATCGGCCTTTGGTTTTCCCGGTGCCTATCTTCATACATAAACATGAACGAACTATCAGCCGAATCGTTGTGCCCGAACTATTGAATCACCAATGTATAGCGTTACTGTTTGTTTCCATGATGTTACCCGAACTATTACGGCGATATGTTTGGGGAACAATCCGACCAAAGGCAAATGCAGATGAACTATTTTGGGGAGATTTCAGACGTTTTCACACCAAAGGTAATCATCGAATCAGAGACGGAACAAAAGAGGCAAACAAACCTAAATTACAGCCATTTCAAACGAATTATTACATATATCAATGAATCATTATGGAAGAGAATAAACAAGCCAAAAGAAGTTATCGCCGAAACAAACCGGTTACGAAAAGTAAGGTCTATGCTATTAGACTGGATATTGATTTGGTTGATTTTGTCAGAGAGCAACCGAACATGAGTAAATTTATTAATGAACTGATCCGAAAGGAGAAGGAAAATACCCTAAAGTATGAATGAAAAATCAAAAGCTTTTGAACTGATAGAATTTGTTTGGAACAATGAAAAGACTGATTCTTATTTACGAGTCAACATAGCCATGTATGAAGCAGTAAAGTTGGCTATAATATCTCAAATGAAATTCAATAAAGAGGATTTTCAGAATATATTTTCAAAATTCAGCGGTGGTTACTGGTTTGGAGTCAACGCCAACGGTAAGGGCTATGGTGAAAATTTCTATCGGGAAGCTGTTACTTCGGGAAATATTTCAGCCTGCCAAAGCTATGAAGCATTCTGCAATATTAAACCCTTCATAGACTCCAAAGGCAGAAGGTTATGCAAAGGGGCAATGTACCGGGATAATGAGAAACGTTATAGGGTGACGGGATTTGATTTCAGCACTAAAAAAGTTTATTTAGTAGGTTATGCCATAAGTGATTGGGAAGAAAAAGGCAAAAAGACTCTTTTCAACTTTACCAACAACGAATGGAACGAATTTAGAAAACAAATAAAGCAATTTTAGCATAATTATGAATCAAAAAGCAAAAGATTATATCAGACGTAACACTTTGGATTTGGAAAGTGACAACCGGATGGATTCTACCGGCTATGTGCAATATGCCATATCAGAAGCAAAAGCCTATGCAGCAATAGCGATAGCCGAAGAAGGAATGAGACAAAAAGCCATTGAAGCATTCAAATTTGCTGTTGATGGTTACTTCATAATTGGTGGTACCGATTATTCAGCCGATAGATTAAATGAATTTATTAAAAAACTTGAATCTTAATTGGATATTTATATGAGAATGATAAAATTTAGAGCGAAAAGGGTTAACGGTGGTGAATGGGTAAAGAGTATGACCATTTCCTATGGAACCATCAAAAGAAAGATGTACAATGTATTCTTTGAAGTAGAACCCAACAAGTGGGTTGGTGTTATTCCCGAAACAGTCTGTCAGTTCAGCGAAATAACCGATAAGAACGGTAATAGCATCTTCGAACATGATCTAATACTGATTCATGAAAGTGAAAGCTCCTATCAATTTACAGTTGAGGTATTATTTCATAAAGGTATGTTTTGCTACAAGAACAAGGCATGTGGCTTTACTCCGTTGTGGTACGTCAGCGATAGATGTGAAGTGATAGGAAATGCTTTTGATAATCCTGAATTGATGAAAGAAGGAGTCCAACCATGAATATGCCATATAAAACCAGTCGTGACTATCAGCTTCTTAAAAAGCTACTGGATGAAGGAAAAGAGATCGTATGTTTTACAGACTTTCCGATAGATAATCGGATTTTCCGTGATGTTTGTAAAGCAAGAAAAATAGGAGAAGGCCGATATTCCGTTACTTGCCGTGGTTGTGAATATGCTTCATTTTGGGAAAATCACAATTACAAATGGACGTTTGAAGATGAAATGCGAATGGCTAATATAGAATTTATTGAACCAAATATTTAATTGATATGAAAGCTATTATAATATATTCAGGCAAAGGCGGCGTAGGCAAAACCACAACAACCGCAAATATAGCAAGATTACTTGCAAAACAAGGGAATAAGGTGTTTATCATTGATGCAGATATAAACACCCCGTCAATGAACACCGAATTTGAAGGCGATCATCCGCATGAAATGATTTGGGTACACTCTTCTGGAAATATGTTTTCCAAGTTTATTTACTTGGAAAAATCAATGGTAAGGCAATATCTTGAACTGGCTAAAAAGAAAATACACTCTATCAAACCGGATTATGTTCTTATTGACACGCCTCCAAGTGTTACAAACGTGCATATAGAACTTCTTAGTAGGGTAAAAGTAAGTTATGTGCTGTTTGTTACCCAACCCACGAAATTAAGCAACCAAGATGTATTGCGTACAATGGACTTCTTTTATGAAAGATGTGGGAAGGTTAATTGTGGTATTGTGGAGAATATGTGCTACGGTACAGAACATAATGAATACCCAATAAGACTTGTTGCACAAATACCCATGCAGGACAACATGAATACCGAAAACCTGCTAACCAATGCCTATAATGAGTTTCAAAAGATAGTTGATGAAATCGTACAGAGTGATATTGTTGTTCTTGAAGAATATTCCACCGAAAACGGATATGATGAAAACTTTGATGTTACGGATATACACATTACCGGCTCACGAAAACATTACTTTACCCATGAACTTAAATATGATAATGGTGTAGAAAAAACTCTTACTCTACCTGCTATGAAATTTCTGTCTGTAAGAACATGGGATAAAGTAAGAGATTATATCCGGTTCCATGATGATTTGGGACATCTTTGGGACGAGAGAATGAGAAGATGTGATACAGAAAGGGTGGGCAGAGTAGTAAATCATTTCCAAAATGACGATAACGCCTATTTTATGGTTATAAATGCGCCAAACACGGAAGTTCATCTCATTACCGGAGAAATCGGAATCTGTTCTTTATTGACTGGGCAGAGAGGGCATTTTGAACTACCAAGAGTCAGTTATCAAACGAGTAAAGGAAACGTGGTGCTGTTCCCTGATGAAATTATGCCAGTAGATATAAACTTGCTACAACAAGAAATAAATGAAGGCTATATAATGTTAAGTGACGGGAGATACTTACCACCGAAAGAAGCGGTACAACAATGTTACAACGCTTTCGGCATAAGGGTTGGCTTAGGTGATAATTGGGAAGATATTTATGATGGTTGGAATAAAGAAATGAAATAAAAATGAAAGACTTACGTATAGCATTCTTGGCAAAATACCCCAAATATGAAATTATACTCAACATGTATAGTCGGGCAAATGATTGCCCGGCAACATGGGAGAATCTTTCAAAAG